CTGGAACGCTACGGCTACAGATATTGAAACGGCACAGTCTGACATTACTTCCGCCGAATCAGACATTACAACGCTTCAGTCTGATGTTACAACGGCACAGTCAGACATCACGACCTTGCAGGCAGATGTTGTCGCTAATCGCTTGATGACTGAAACTACTCAACGAACTAGCTCATACACACTTGCGCTTGCAGATGCTTACAAGGTTGTCTTAGCGAACATCAGCGCCGGCACGATTACAGTCCCCGACGATGCTTCCGCTGCTTTCCCAATAGGCACAGTCGTGAACGTCTACAATGCTAACGCTTCCGACTTGACGATTACTGGCGATACGGGCGTGACGCTTCGTAACGCTGGCGACTTAGCGCAGTATGGTGAGGTGTCACTTCGCAAACGCGCCACGGATGAGTGGGTTCTCGCTGGGTCTGTATCGTGAGCGCTTTCCTACGGCGTAGGGGGATTCTGAATTCTGTCGCCCAACAATTTATTGAGGCGACGGGTGGCACTGTGTCCACCTATACGGATGCAGGCGTTACTTACAAAGTTCACGAGTTCACTTCTGACGGCACGTTCACTGTGACGAGTGCCCCTGACGGGGAAACTGTGGATTACTTGATTGTTGCTGGTGGCGGTGGCGGTGGCGGTAGCTTCAGCAACACGACAACGGGTGCGGGTGGTGGTGCGGGTGGTGTTGTTCACGGCAGTACGGCGGTTACTGTTCAGGGTTATTCGGCGGTTGTGGGTGCGGGTGGTGTCGGCGGTATCGGTACCGGCAGTAGCGATTCGGGTGTGCGGTCTACGGTGGGTGATGATTCGTCGCTGTTTGGGCTGACGGCTTTGGGTGGCGGTGCAGGTGCCTCTTGGAACAGCACGACGCAAGCGGGGAATAGGCGTCCGTTAGCCGGAGGTTCCGGTGGCGGGGCTTCCGACACGAGCGACCCAGCATACTATTCCGGCGCTAGTGGTCTGCAACCTGGGTCTGCTAGTGGCGGGCTTGGAAACGCCGGTGGTGACGGTACGGCGTATGCGGGTGGCGTGCAGGACGGTTCCGGTGGTGGTGGTGGTGCCGGTAGCGCTGGCGGTAATGCATCTGGTGGTGCAACCGCGGGTAACGGTGGGTCTGGTTATGTTTCTGCTATAACGGGCACTTCGCTTACTTATGCCGCCGGTGGTGGCGGTGGTCGCGGTAACGGTGGGTCTGGCGGTCTAGGAACTTCCGGCGTAAGCGGTAACGGTGGTGCTTACTTGAATGACGGTCAGGACGGCACGGATGGTCGCGGTGGCGGTGGTGGTGGAGCGGGTGGCAACCCCACAACTACCAACACGCAGAACGGTGGCGCTGGCGGTTCCGGTGTTGTTATTGTTAGTTACAGGATTGCGGTGTAATCGTGGCGACTTGGTCAGGTCTTCAGGAAGCGTGGATTATTCTTGGCGACTCTTGGGAAACAATAGACGCAACACCAAGTTTCAATACAGTAGTTGAGATTGAAACGGTTGAGGGGTTTATCCTTGACGACCCTATAGCGGGTGTGCTAGACAACCCTGTTTACACGCTTGGCGGGTCTGTGTTCACAGATATCACAGACCAAATGATTGACTTAAGTATTGCGCGAGGCAAGTCCCGTGACCTTGACCGGTTCTCGTCTGGTTCCCTAAATGTTGTGTTGAACAATGAAACAAGGTTGTTTGACCCGTTATACACTGCCGGTTCGCTATACGGGAACATTATTCCGAGGCGTGCGGTAAGGATCACCACGGGCGGTCAGCGCCAGTTCACGGGTGTGATTGACGATTGGAACTTTGCTTACGACCCTGGTGGTCAGTCAAAGGCAGAGATCATTGCAACAGACGACTTTACGCTACTGGCAAGACAGACCTATGCCGGAACATCCGTCCCACAAGCCTCAGGTGCCCGTGTGAGCGCAGTTCTTGACTCTAGTGGGGTAGCGTGGCCGAGTGACCGTAGGGACATCTCTCAGGGCGTGTCAGAGCTTGAGGCAGAAACATTCTCCGGTAACGCGCTTGAGTATTTACAAAAAGTCGAAACGTCTGAACAGGGTGCGCTGTTTATTGGCAAGGACGGGGATTTGACATTCCTTGACAGGTCAGCTGCTACGCCCACAAGTGACTCGCTTGTTACCTTTGCAGATGACGGTACAGGGATTGACTACACACGGGTCAATGTGAACTATGGTATTGAGCTACTCATAAACAATGTCACCGTGTCCTCTGGCGTGGGCGTAGGTACAGCAAATAATGAGCGCTCGGAGAAAGTGTACGGGATTAGCTCAGAAAATCTTGACACGTTCCTTGACTCGCAGGCACAGCTCGACAATATGGCCAACTTTATTGTGTCCAAGTATGCGGACCCAGAGTACCGGTTCGATAGCGTGTCTATGAACCTTGACACAATGTCCGCGCCAGACAAAGCAACTGTTCTTGGGCTTGAGCTTGGTGATGTTATTGTGATCAAGTTCACGCCCAACGGGATCGGAAACCAGATCCTGCAATACGGTGAGATCATCAAGTTGGATCACGAGATTGAACAGATCCGACACGATGTAACAATCGGTGTGTCTGCCCTTGATTGGACTTTCCTTGTATTAGACGACAATGTATTCGGTACAATAGACGTGAACCACTTAGGTTTCTAGGGAGAATAATGGCTGGCGCTGGTTATCGTACTTTCGTTGCAGGTGAAGTGCTCACTGCGACTAATGTTCAGGGTTACTTGATGGATCAGGCGATCCCGGTGTTTGCGGATGCGACTGCCCGTGATGCTGCGATTACCTCACCTAGCCAGGGACAGCACTGTTTCTTACAAGATACGGATGCCTTGCAGTTCTATACTGGTTCGGCGTGGGTTGCTGCTGGCGGTGCCGGTGGCGGAGGATTTGAAACCAACTTTTTGCTGATGGGAGCATAACAATATGGCAACTTCGTACAAATCACTGGGGCAGTTAGATCTCACGACTACCTCGCTGACGGATCTTTACACGGTGCCGTCTGCCACGGAAACAGTTGTGTCTACGGTAATTATTGCTAACCGTAGTGCAAGCTCCACCACGTTCCGGTTGGCTATCCGTGTGGATGGTGACGCTATCTCGAATCAGCATTACCTGGCTTACGATGTTCCGGTTGCCGCGAATGACTCGACTACGCTGACTCTAGGTATCACGATGGTTGCCACCGATGTGATGACTGTTTCGGCGGGTGACGCTAACGCGCTCAGCGTCAATGCTTTCGGTGCCGAAGTAACCGTCTAAGGGGGGTAACTGATGGCTGTTACTTCTATGGGCAAGAGTTCCATCGGGAACTCGGCAAAGTTTCGCAATATGTCTGCATTGACTAACGGCATCCTGTTCAATTTTAGTTACCTGGTTCTCGCTGGGGGTGGACCTGGCGGTGCTGGTACTAATGGTTCTGGTGTTGGTGGTTCCGGTGGCGGTGGTGGCGGTTATCGCGCATCCATTTCGGGCGAGAGTTCGGGTCGCGGTGCCAGTGCTGAAGACCAGTTGGTGGGTGGCCCTGGTGACACATTTTCGGTGACTGTGGGTGCCGGTGGCCCTTCCCCTGCTGCTAGCAATAACGGTTCTAACGGTAGCCCTAGCACCTTCGGCAGTATTACTTCTCTGGGTGGCGGTGCCGGTTCTAGAGTGAACCAAAATAGTAATGATGGTGGTTGTGGTTCGGGTGGTTCTTACAATAACCGTCCTGGCGGGTCTGGGACGGCGAATCAGGGTTTCGATGGTGGTAACGGCACAAGTGGTTTCGGTGCTGGCGGTGGTGGTGGTACCGGGGGTAACGGCTCGAACGGCAGTAGCAACACGGGCGGTAACGGTGGGGCGGGCATAGCATCGTCAGTAACAGGTTCATCGGTAGGTCGCGGTGGCGGTGGTGGCGGTTCGGGAACTAGCGGTTCGGGTTCGGGTGGTACTGGCGCGGGAGCTGGCGGAAGCACCGGCAATTCCGCACCGGCTAATCGCGGGGGCGGGGGTGGCGGTTCCGCCAACCAGTACGCTTCCGGCGGTGCAGGTGGTTCTGGCATTGTCATTGTTAGCATCCCCGCTGACCGAACCCTAACAGTTGGCGCAGGCTTGACTTCGAGCCAAACACTCAACGGAAACAACAGGGTCTATTCTTTCACGAGCGGAACAGGGACGGTGACGGTGAACTAATGGCACACTACGCTTTCATTGACGACAACAACATTGTGACTGAGGTCATTGTCGGTAAAGACGAGGATGACCTAGTTGAGGGTGTTACCGATTGGGAAACACACTACGGGGACTTCCGTGAACAGACTTGCCTTCGCACTTCATATAACACGCTCGGCGGGGTTCACTACACGGATGGTGAGCCTAGCGATGACCAAACCAAAGCGTTCCGGTTCAACTATGCGGGTATCGGCTACACATACGATGAGGGCAGGGATGCTTTCATCCCCCCTAAGCCTTTTGAGTCGTGGGTTCTCGATGAGGACACTTGCCTATATGTAGCGCCAGTTGCTTTGCCGGATGATGCTGACACAGTGATGTATCATTGGGATGAGGATGCCGGTGAGTGGGTAGTGGTGCCGGATGAAGCTGAGTGAACCCTGGCCAGAGCAATACACGGTAAACGCTAGATCCCCATACGGTTGGCGTGTTCACCCGATCTCCGGCAAGCGCAAGTTCCACCACGGTATTGACGTAGCTATGCCTGTGGGCACTCCCCTAACAGCTCCTGCTGACGGGAAAGTGGTTCACAAGGGGTCTGGTGCCTCTGGCGGGTATGTTCTTATCCTCGGTCACGACGCAAATCTGTTCACGGTTTACTATCACCTGCGGGAACCATCACATTTGAACAAGGGTACGCGGGTGAAGCGTGGGGAACGGGTTGCCTGGTCAGGTAATACGGGTGCGAGTACCGGACCGCATCTACATTTTGAGGTTCGTCACCCGACACGGACTTGGGGTCAGACGGTGGATCCTATGCCATTCTTTGAGCCTGTGATGGTTGAGCCTGTACCCGCGCCCGTGGAACCTACACCTGTACCGACTCCGCCAGTGAGGGCTGCTAAGCCGATGAGCGCTAGGCTCCGCCGGTTCTTTGATATTAGACGGGCGCTCCGGTAATGGCTGACGAACAAGACACCGGCGCGGTTAGGGTTTCGATGCGGGACATTTATGCTGAGGTACAACGGCAGGGCAAACTGTTAGAGAAGATTGCTAACTCGTTACCGGATGCCGAGGGCAAGATTGAGGATCACGAGTTGCGTATCCGTAAGCTTGAACAACGTATGTGGCAGGCTATCGGCGGGTTTGGTTTCCTCGCGGCGATTGTAAGCCCTCTGGTGGCGGTGATGACTCAGTGAGGGGTAAGCCTAACTGGGTTGTGCGGAGGCGTTACGTGGCAGCCTCGTGGGGTATGGGGGCTGTTATGATTGTTGTTGGTGCGCTTGCCATATTAGGCGGGAGGATGGGATCCTCAGAGCTGATCACGGGTGGGGTTGCTTTGATTACCCTTGTCCTCGGATCGTATATTGGTGGCGCTGTTGCTGATGACCACTTACAGAATAGGAACAACCCTGATGGATAAGCTCAAAGATTACGTGGACTATGCGGGAGAGCGTGCGCTCAAGACCGTGGCACAGGTCGCTATCGCAACTATTGGCGTGAACGCTGTGGGTTTGTTGGATGTGGACTGGGCGCAGGTTGCTTCAGTGTCAGCGCTTGCTGGTGTAATGTCGTTGCTGACTTCGGTGCTACAGTATGACAAGGCAGGCGAGTGATGGCAGACCTAGACTTGATTGACGAGCTTGATGGTTACAACGTGCCGATAGATCCAATGGATTTGCTGAATTGCGAGAGTTGCCAATAGAATAAACAAGACTTGACCCCAGCTAGCGACCTCCGTTCCGTTAGCTGGGGTCGTTCTTTTTGTGGCTAGTCTGTCCAGACCTGGATGGTTCGCTTAGATACACCAACGAGGGTTGCGATCCGTTGCGCTGACCAACCTGCTTGACGGGCAAGCTTCGCACCCTCCGCTAGTTGGGCTTTGGCATCGCTCGCTGCTTGACAGTGGATCTTAGAGATCTCTGCCCACGAGGTCAATAGTTCGGTTAGTTCTTCGTGATTAGTCGTCATAGTATTCGCTTTCGATTAGTTTGTTAATGTAGTTCTCGCTGTCGGTGGGTCGGTCTGCCCAGCACTTGAGGGCATCTGCGATGTAATCCATTTCGATGTGCCCGAAGTGTAGCTGGTGATGTTTCTCGGCTCGGAATAGCATCTCGCCTAACTCGTCACGGGACCAGCCGACTAAATCTAGAAACAAGTGAAACGGCTTGTATGTGGAACCGAACTCGTTGCCTACTGACCACCGGTAGAGGGCGAGGATAGGTTGTAACTGTGCGGGGATCTTGTCCACATCGGTAAGATCATCGTGGGTTGTCAGATTGTCTAGCATTATTTGGTTTCTCCGTTCTTGATTGTTACTGAGTGGATGATAATGTCCTCGTCGTTCTCACTATTCCGGATTGCCCAGTAGACGAGGTGTTCGGCGTGGCTTTCGTTTCCGCTGTAGACTCTGCCGGTGATGGTGAAATCCCGGTATGTCATCTCGGGGCTGTCCACTAGGCTGCCTCGGTGCGGTGGATCTCTGAAAGTGTGATGGTGTAATCACCGTGGCTGTACCCGTTGTCGTTTGCCCACTGGTGCATCTCCGCTACTCGGTTAGCTGCTGCTGAAAGTGAGGTGAAGAAGATCTCGCTGTCGCGTCCCTTCTTGTGATCCTTGAGGTGGATTGAGTGGGTCTTGGTTGTCATCGTTCTCTCCGTTTCTTTAGGGTAGTTCCCCGTGTTGATATCTCTAGGCTACTACCTAGCCACGGGTTTGTCTAGTCC